ACTTCTTCGGCAATGGCTCGAACATGGCCGGCTTTGTCAGCTATCCCGGCAAGCTCACAGCTGAGCAGCGAAAGGCCGCGCGGGAAAGTTTCACGATGCAGACCGCCGGGCTCAATAACGCCCAGAAGTGGTTTGTCACCGACGGCGATGCCAAGCTCACCCGCATCGGCATCCCGCCCGAGGATGCGCAGTTCCTGGAGACCCGCAAGTTTGGCGTGATCGACATCTGCCGCGCCTACCGGATCCCCCCGCACATGATGGGAGATCTGGAGAAGGCCAGCTATGCCTCGATCGAGCAGCAGGGTCTGGAGTTTTTGACCTATACGCTCATGCCCTGGCTCACCAAGTGGGAGCAGGAGATCAAGCGCAAGCTGATTGGATACGATGCCGATTATTTCGCTCGCTTTGACGTCCGCCAGCTCCTCCGCGGCGACATGGATGCCCAGCAGAAATTCTTCGCCTCGGGGATCCAGTGGGGCTACCTGCTTCCCAACGATGCCCGCGCGGCGCTGAATAAGCCGCCGCTGCCCGGCGGCGATCGCCGGCTGGTACCGGCCAATATGCAGACCGTAAACCCCGACGGGTCGATCGACGCGCCGCCCAATCCCGCGGCCGCCCCGCCCACGGCCCAGGCCGCGGCGACTCCTGCCGCCTCTCCAGCGCGGGCCGAGGAAATCGCCCTTCCGGTTTTGGAGGATGTGATCACCCGCATGTATCGCGTGGCCGCCGTGGCCCGATCGCGCAACGAAGGGCCGGAAAAAGCCGAGCGTTTCCAGCGGCGTCATGATGCGATGTTCCGCGCGGCGCTGGAGCCGGCGGCCCGGGCGCTCTGCCAAGCCAACGAGCAGCCCTTTGATGCCCGCGCCGCCGCGGCGCTGGATGAGTTTGTCCTGCTGCATCCACCTGAAGGCGACATCACCGCCCAGATCCCTGCACTGGCCGCGGCTGATGCCCGCGCCCTGATCGCCGCCATCGTGCGGCCCAGCAAATGAGGTCTACTATGAAGACGACCGCTGTCGATATGGAACTGACGCAGCTCCGGACCGAGAAGGATGCCGCCGGCAAGGCCAAGATCGTCGGCTACGCCGCGGTGTTCAACCGCGATTCCAAGCCGATCAAGATCCCCAACTCGAATAAGACCTACATCGAGCGGATCCTGCCCGGCGCGTTCAAAGACGAGCTGGCCAAGCCCGATCTCAACGTCCGCGCGACCGTGCTGCATGACCAGAAGGTCATTCTCGGCCGATTCGAGAAAGGCACGGTCAGTCTCAGCGAGGATCAGAACGGCCTGCGCGCCGAGATCACGCCAGCGGATACCCAGGCCGGCCGCGACGCGGTCGTGCAGGTGGAGCGCGGGGACCTGGACCGTATGAGCTTTGGCTTCGAGCGCGGAATTGGGGAATTTGAAAAGCGAGCCGACGGCACCGTCGTTCACACGATCCAGAAGATCGAAGGCTTTAAGGAAATCACCCTCGCCGACAATCGCGCGATTTATCCCGATACGTCGGTGCATCTGCGCATGGCGGCCGAGGCGATCGATCGCCTGGAAAAGCCGGCCGACGATCAGAAGCGGGCGATCGTCGAGGTCGAAGACAAGAGCCTCAAGTGGTGCTGCGACTGTCTCAAGTCCAACCTGCTCAGCGCGGCTTCCTCGATCGACTCGGTAATGTCGGCCTGCGAGCGAATGACCGAAGCCGATGCGACCCTCACCCCCGAGGATCAGCGGGCGATCGATGATGCGTATAACGCGCTGCGCGATATGCGCCGGCGGATCGGTCCGGGCCTGGCGGCGCTGGATGCTGTCGGTGCCGATGACGCGGCCGAGCCGGCGGACGAAGCAGCAGCCGAAGCCGCCGACGAAGCCGTCGTTGACGCCGCGGCCGAGGCGCGAGCGATTAGCGCCCTGGCCACCAACGGCTTTGCCCGCGGCGAGCAGCTGCGGGTCCTGGCCCGGCGCATCACCAAGCGATTCGCTTCCCCGGCAGCCGCGGCTGCCGCGACGTCGCCCGCCCCCGCCACCAAGTAATGCTTCAGCTTTCGCTCCTCATCCCCACGATCAAGAGCCGGGAGGTCTTGCGCCAGCGCCTGCTGGATGTGCTGTATCCGCAAATCAATGACGTGCACGAGTACGTCGAGCTCCTGATCGATGAGGATGATGGAGAGGTCTCAATCGGGGCAAAACGAAATCGCCTGGTCAGCCGCGCCCGCGGCCAATTCGTGGCCTTCATTGATGACGATGATCTGGTCGACCAAAACTATGTTCGCAGGATCGCGTTATCCCTCGAATATGGTGCGGATGTCGATTGCGTCGGCTTCAAGATGCGCCGCTTCTCGAATGGCCGCGACATCGGTGAGGGGATCAACAGCCTGGCGGTGGGACGATATTTCACGGACAAGCATCCGGCGGATCCGAACCGGACGATCTATTATCGCACCCCCAACCATTTAAACCCCGTTCGCCGCGAGATCGCCAAGCGTCATCCGTTTCCGAATCAGAACTTCGCCGAAGACAGCGCCTACGCCGCGGCCATTTTGCCCGAGCTCAAGCGTGAGCTGTTCATCAACGAGTACCTCTATTTTTATTACTACCGAACTCCCTTGAATCGCGCGGGCGAGCGGACCAACGCCTGATGCGCCGGCTCCTTTGAGACGGCTTCCAGGTGTGGCGCCATGGCTCCTTTGAGCCAAGGCCATTCGTTTTCCCGCAATACCCGTTTCCACCTTTTCGTGAGGAATTGAATATGAGCTTACGCAATCGAATTAATGAACTGGTCACCCAGCGCAAGACCGACCTGGATGCTGCCAACAAGATCATCGCGGCTGCCGCCGCCGCCAAGCGGCCGATGACCGGCGAGGAAACCCAGGAATGGGAAAAACGCCATGCCGCCGGCGAGACGATGCGCCTCCAGATCGAGCAGCTGGAAACCCAGCTCCGCGCCGACGCGACCCTCGATCGCCCGCGCGTGGATCCGCGGATCTCCGGCAAGGAAGATACGCGTCGCACCGCTGCCGGATCCGCTAAAGCCGATGAAGAGCGCGCCGATATCGAAAACCTCAACTTCCGCGCATATCTCAAGGGCGGGCTGGAAGCGCTGCCCGAAGAAGAGCAGGAACGCTATCAGCATGCGTTGGACGATATGTCCCCGGCCGAGAAACGCGCTCTGGGTGTGGCCAGCAGCTCCACTGGTGGCGCCCTGGTTCCCCAGGGATTTGTCCGGCAGCTCGAATCCGCAATGCTGTACTATGGCGGGATTATCCAGGCAGCGGATTATCTCCCCACCGATGACGGCGCCGCCTTGCCCTGGCCCACGGACAACGACACCGGCAACACCGGTGAGCAGACGGCTGAGTCCGGAGCCTTTGCAACCACCAGCGATCCAAGCTTTGGCGCGGTGACGTTCAACGCGTGGATGATCGACTCGGGGATCGTGAAGGTGCCCCTGCAGCTCCTGGATGACTCGGCCTTTTCGGTCGATCAATATCTCAACACCAAGCTGCCGGAGCGCATCGGCCGCAAGCTCAATGGCCTGTGCACCACCGGCGCCGGCACGACCGAGCCCAAGGGCATCGTCACCGCTGCCACCGCCGGCGTGACCGTCTTTGGCGCCGCAGTGCTGACGTATAATGACCTGATCGACCTCGAATACAGCGTCGATGTGGCCTATCGCAACGGTCCAAAGGTCGGTTTCATGATGCACGATACGACCTTCAAGATCGTGCGTAAGATCGTCGATTCCTCGAATCACCCGATCTGGATCGCCGGCGGGACCGCGCAGGGCATTGTGAACAACCGCGAGCCCGACCGGCTCAACGGTTATCCGCTGTGGCGCAACAACTCGATGGCGGTCCCCGCCCAGGGCAACAAGACCATCCTGTTTGGCGATTTCAGCAAGTACAAGATTCGCCAGGTGAAGCAGATGCGCATTGTGCGGCTCAATGAGTTGTACATGGCCAACGGCCAGGTAGGCTTCATCGCCTTCCAGCGCTACGATGGCAACCTCGTGGATGCGGGCACGCATCCGGTGAAGTACCTCACCCAGGGCGCTTCGTAATCACCTCTCCTGCGACAATCCAGTCCAGCGCCGAGGAAACTCGGCGCCGGACCTTCGCCCGACATCGGGCATCCACAATCGCTTTTTGGAGACAACCAATGAGTAAAGTTCGAATTTTGACCGGGATTGCAGGCGAACGCTTCAGCTATGGTCCGCGCGTTTATGAGGTGCCGACCGAGATCCCCGAAGCCCGGGCGCGGGAGTTCATCGCCGCCGGATGGGCCGAAGAAGTCCAAGCTGCGGACGCGCCAGCGTCTGGCTCCCAGCCCCAGCCCACCCCGGTGCCGCCTCGGCGCCGCTAAGCAAGAAACGCCTGCCGCGATTCTGAGGATCCATGCGCCACGACGTGCAAATCATCACCCAGCCGGCTTCCGAGCCGATCACCCTCTCCCTGGCCAAGCAGTGGCTCAGCCAGGATGCCGACGATCAGGACCAGACCATCCAGGGCCTGATCCGCTCGGCGCGGGAAGAGGTGGAGAATTACACCGGCCGGGCGATGTATCAGGCACTCTATCGCGATTCGCTGGATGCGTTTCCCAGCCTCTCGCAAAGCATCTTTGGCGCCACGCTCTGGCCCGGGGACCTGGCGGCGTTCGGGTAT